ATGGCATATGAGGCAAAGGTAAATTATATTGATGTGTTCTATCAGGTAAGAATGTGGGACAACATCATTTATAATTACTTAAAGAAAAGGAATATAGTTATTCCTCCTAAAAACCGATCAACTAAAAACGAAAAATACGCAGGTGCTTATGTTAAGGAACCGAAAGCAGGAAGCTATGATTGGGTGGTTAGTTTTGACCTCAATAGTTTGTATCCTCATCTTATTATGCAATACAACATTTCCCCAGAGACCATCAGGGAAACTCGACATCCCAGTGCGAGCGTTGAAAGGATCTTAACTAAGGAGTGTGAGTTTGATGGGGATTTTGCAACCTGTGCAAATGGAGCACAGTATAGAAAAGATGTGCGTGGATTTCTGCCTGAGTTGATGGATAAGATGTATGGAGATCGTGTGGTCTTCAAAAAGAAAATGATACAAGCAAAGAAAGATTATGAGAAGACCCCAACTAAAGCACTTGAGAAAGAAATTGCTAGATGTAATAATATTCAAATGGCAAAGAAGATATCTCTTAACAGTGCTTATGGTGCTATTGGCAATCAGTATTTTCGATACTACAAATTGGCTAATGCTGAAGCCATTACCTTAAGTGGTCAGGTCTCTATTCGTTGGATAGAGAACAAGATGAATCAAAAAATGAACAAGATTTTGAAAACGGAGGATGTTGATTATGTTATTGCTTCAGATACTGATTCCATTTACTTGCATCTGGGTCCTTTGGTTGACGCTGTATACGAGGGGAGAGAGAAAACTAGTGAGGGTGTTGTTCGGTTCCTTAACAAGGTGTGTGAAGATGAATTTGAGCCTTATATTGAAAGTTCTTACGAAGAACTGGCCAGGTATGTCAACGCATACGATCAAAAGATGTTCATGAAGAGAGAGAATATTGCTGATCGTGGTATATGGACTGCTAAGAAAAGATATATTCTAAACGTATGGGATAGTGAAGGAGTTAGGTATGAAGAACCCAAACTCAAGATGATGGGTATTGAGGCAGTCAAATCTTCTACTCCAGCACCTTGTCGCACAATGATTAAGGATGCACTTAAACTGATGATGAATGGAACAGAAGATGATGTAATTGATTTTATTGAGACATCTCGTAAGCAGTTTAAGAAACTTCCACCAGAGGATATTGCATTCCCTCGATCTGCATCTGATGTTGAAAAGTATAAGGCACATGCTACAATATATGCAAAAGGAACTCCTATACATATACGGGGTGCATTATTATTCAACCATTATGTTAAAAAACATGGTTTGGATAATAAGTATTCACTCATCCAAAATGGTGAAAAGGTCAAGTTTTGCTATTTGAAAAAACCTAATGTTATTCATGAGAATATCATTTCATTCATTCAGGATTTTCCCTATGAGATTGGTCTTGACAGATACATTGATTACGATCTACAATTTGACAAAGCATTTTTGGAACCACTGAAAGCAATCCTTGATGCGATTGGATGGAAAGTGGAAAAAACTGTAAACCTAGAGGCATTTTTTACCTAAATGGACTTACCTATTAACGACAAAGAACTTGCTACCATTATTAGTGCATTAACTTTGGGAGGTGATACAGCATTGTATCAGAAACTTAAATTGGTTAAAGAAACTAGAGAAGAAAATCCAGGTGGTCCATATAAGAAAATACTTCGGGAGTCTCATGGAATGATTATATAATGGCAGCACTTGTTATTGCTCTACCTGAAGAAGCAGAAGGGATAAAAGGATATCCCATTTATTTGAGTGGGTGTGGTAAAGTAAATGCAACCATTGCTACTATGAGAGCAATTAATGATGGACATAGATTTATTATTAATTTTGGTTCAGCAGGTTCTGTGAGTGATATCACAGGACTTGTTGAGGTGACAGGGTATGTTGATAGAGACATGGATGCAAGAGCACTCAGTTGTGAGCTTGGACAAACACCCTTTGAAGATGGTATAATAATAGGTGAACATGGTATAGTCTGTGGAAGTGGAGACAAATTTGCAACATCTAAACCAGAAATTGCTTGCGATATTGTAGACATGGAAGCATATGCTATTGCTAAGACTTGCCTCAAAGAAGAAGTTACTTTCAGAAGTTGGAAGTATATTTCTGATTCTGCTGATGAAAATTCAGCATCTGATTGGGAAGAAAATGTTCATAAGGGCAATAAACTTTTTCAAACAGTGCTCTACCGTGGAGGATTTAGTTAATGGATTTTTTAAAAGAAATAGTCAAGGAGATAGGAAATGAGTACACCCAACTCGCATCCGATATTGACGAAACTGAAAGATATGTGGACACAGGTTCGTACATTTTTAATGGACTTGTATCAGGTAGCATATATGGTGGTGTATCTGGGAACAAGATTACTGCTATTGCTGGTGAATCTAGCACTGGAAAAACTTTCTTCTCTCTCGCGGTGGTCAAAAATTTTCTTGACTCTAATCCTGATGGGTATTGCTTATACTTTGATACAGAAGCCGCAGTTAATAAACCCCTATTGGAATCTCGTGGGATTGATCTGAATAGAGTAGTTGTAGTTAATGTGGTAACAATAGAAGAGTTTCGTGGTAAGGCACTTAAGGCAGTTGATAAATATATTAAAATGCCCATAGAGGATCGCAAACCATGCATGTTTGTGTTAGATTCTTTAGGGATGCTTTCCACCGAAAAGGAAATAACTGATGCCCTGAATGATAAACAAGTTCGGGACATGACCAAATCTCAGTTGGTCAAAGGCGCATTCAGAATGTTAACTTTAAAGTTGGGTCAAGCTAACATTCCACTTATAGTTACAAATCATACCTATGATGTCATTGGTTCCTATGTCCCTACTAAAGAAATGGGAGGAGGCTCTGGTCTCAAATATGCCGCGTCTACGATCATTTATCTTTCAAAGAAAAAAGAAAAGGATAAGACGGAGGTTGTTGGTAACCTTATTAAAGCTAAGACGGCAAAAAGTCGCTTAAGTAAAGAGAATAAACAAGTTGAGATACGTCTTTATTACGATGAGCGTGGTCTTGATCGTTATTACGGTCTATTGGAACTCGGTGAGATCGGAGGACTATGGAAGAATGTCGCGGGAAGATACGAAATTGGTGGTAAAAAGTTATATGCAAAACAGGTTCTTGCCGAACCAGAGACTTACTTTACCGATGATGTAATGCAAGCACTTGATGAGATTGCACAAAATGAATTTAGTTATGGATCATGAACAATATAAAAATTTTAAAGAAAGGGATAGATGTATCATCTGTATTAAAGCAACTTAAAGATAGTAAAGAAGATTGGGGTAACCAAAGAAAGGATGCGGAGAGTTTAATTGATAGAGGATATGATGATATTGATGTAGGGAATCTTCAACTGATAATGGGATCAGTAAAAAATAAGGAAGATTTTGTAGGAGATTCTGAACTTAATGTTCCTACTTCAGCATACCAAAGACATACTGAAATTATTAGAATTATAAAAGAAGAGATACCTGATAGAGATATTCATAGATGTGGATTTCTTTCTCTTCCTATTGATGGATATGTTGGTGCTCATATAGATGAAGGAACATATTATTTGACTAGGGATAGATATCATTTATCCATTCAAGGACAGTATCAATATTTTGTTGGAAATGAAACCGTGATAGTTGACCCAGGCACCCTATTGTGGTTTAATAATAAGATGCCACATGGTGCCGTGAATCTTGGTGATAACACTAGGATAACATTTGTTTTTGATATGCCTCATGGAAACAGTTGAATTTCTGGTATTAAAAAATTTACTTCATAATGAGGAGTATGTCCGTAAGGTCATTCCTTTTGTGAAGGCAGATTATTTTGAAGATAGAAATCAGAGAGTTGTTTTTGAAGAGATAATTAAATTTGTAGAAGATTATAATAAACCAGCAACTAAAGAAATACTTTGTATTGAGACTGAGAAGAGACAAGATATTACAGATGATTCTTTCAAAGAAATTACAAATTTAATTGGTAGTTTAGATGAACAACCATCAGAATTTGAATGGTTAGTTAACACAACTGAGAAATGGTGTAGAGATCGTGCTATATACTTAGCGTTAATGGAATCCATTCATATTGCGGATGGAAATGATGAGAAGAAAAATAGGGATAGTATTCCTACAATTCTATCAGATGCATTAGGAGTTAGTTTTGATACTAATGTAGGACATGATTACTTAATTGACTATGAAGAAAGATATGAATCGTACCACAGGAAGGAAGATAAGATCGAGTTTGATCTCGAATACTTCAATAAAATTACGAAAGGGGGTTTACCGAATAAGACTCTCAACATTGCTCTTGCTGGCACAGGGGTTGGAAAGTCTTTATTCATGTGTCATGTGGCTAGCTCAGCACTACTCCAAAACAAAAACGTCCTCTATATCACCCTCGAAATGGCAGAAGAAAAGATTGCGGAGAGGATCGATGCTAACTTACTTAATGTTCCTATACAGGATATAACAGATCTTCCTAAAGTGATGTATGAGAATAAGGTCACTAATCTTGCTAAGAAAACACAAGGTGCTCTTATTATTAAAGAATATCCTACTGCATCAGCACATAGTGGACATTTCAGATCATTACTCAATGAACTGGCATTGAAAAAATCATTTAGACCAGATATAATATTCATAGACTACCTTAATATATGTGCCTCATCTAGATACAGAGCAAACAGTAATGTCAATTCCTACTCCTACATCAAAGCCATCGCAGAAGAACTACGGGGTCTCGCAGTTGAGGCGAACGTTCCGATTGTATCTGCCACTCAAACTACTCGTAGCGGTTACGGTAGTAGCGATGTGGACCTTACTGACACCTCTGAATCTTTTGGACTCCCTGCTACTGCTGACCTTATGTTTGCCCTTATTTCTACAGAAGACTTGGAAGGGTTAAATCAAATAATGGTCAAGCAATTAAAGAATAGATATAATGATCCAACTGTCTTTAAAAGATTTGTTGTGGGTATTGATCGTGCTAAGATGAGACTATATGATTGTGAGCAAAGTGCTCAAGAGGATATAGTTGACAGTGGACAGGATGAAGAGTATAATTTTAAGGAAAAACCAAAGAAGTCTTTCAAAGATTTTAAATTTGATCAATCATGACTTTAAGA